GATTAAGTCACAAGATGCACTCTTACGAAGATTGGATTATCAGATTAGATTTATTCCAACCGAGACAGCGAAATCAGATCCCCTTTTAGGGAATAAGAAAGTTCGTTTAGAGTTGTATCAACCAGCCGAAACAACGCCTGGAACTTGGACTATGCAGCATGTTAAAACTTTTGATAATGCTGAGCATGCAATTGAAGAAGCAATTGCTCATTATATCCAATATTATAGGAGAGAACAAGGGATTTTAGAATCTCGTACTCCTAAAGTTGAAGATATTGAGCGAATATGCCAAAAATTGCTCCCTAATAGACAAGCCACCCCTTCTGGTATGAGTGTCAGTAAAATGCGAACAGGAATTGCAATGTGGTTTTATGGACATTTAGCTACCATGACACTAAGAAGTGGATTGAAACAGATTCATAATGTCAACAACGAGATTGCCCAGGAAGTTTTAGATCGCTTCGGCGCATCTGTATTTGATCCTGAATTTATTCAGCGAGAGATTCACGACTACTCTGATTTTATCAAAGTAGCCGAAATCAATCAATGGATAATTAAGGATGGAACCAGATACGTAGAAGGACCTAACTATTCTGGCATCGAAGTTGCTGGCATTAAAGAATCTATAGATTCATTATTATTGTTATGTGGCAAAATCGAATGTGAAGAAACATTGGCTCTTGTAATTGCAAACAAGGCACCCATATTTAGATCGGATACTTGGACCTATTATAGTAGCAAGTTCAAGCAAGTGAAAGATCGATTACTGAATTCAAAATATGGTAAATTACTTCTTGTAATTGGATCAGCAGCAGCAATGTTTGCTGGAGCCAAATACATGATTGGTGACTTTAAGAAAACCAAAGTCGCTGATGAAGATATAGCCATAGATTGTCCAACAGGAATTCGGTATGAAACAGGAAGACCCCGACGAATTACCCGCCAGTCAAAACTCAGATCCGCTTTCGCCAGTGGTGATGAGGATATCTTTGATGCACGTCAAGATAAATGTTCAGATGATATTTTGAAAATGTTGATTGATAAAGCAACGGTGTGCAAGATTGGTTACCAAGTAGGTAACGTAAGATACTCTCAGAATGCTGTGCGAATTCGAGGACGAGCTATTTTGACTAATGCTCACTTTTTCTCTTCATTGAGAGAAGCTAGGAAGGCCCAACAGGAAGAACCGGAAATATTTTTCCTCGTCAATATGAATGGTGCAATTAAAGTTGTATCAGAATACTTTGATGAGAACCGACTTGTTGAATTACCAGGTAAGGATTTAGCTGTCTATAATTGTGTTGCCACAATGCCCGAAGCTCGGTGCATTTTGGAACACTTTCCACAGGCAAATGATGACTTACCCAATTCAATAAGATTTCGACTTTTGAAAGCCCCCCCCCGAGAAACTGCAAGTTACGTTGTTGTTGAAAGTCCTACAGGAATGATAGCCTCGCTTTATGAGGAAGGAGCTATTTACAGCACTAAAGAAAGGACCTTTTCAATGGGATTGGCATGGCACTCTCATCTTCGAGGACAATTGGGAGATTCAGGTTCCCTTATGATTGCTGAAAGTCGCGC